TGTTTATGGTGGGTGTAGTTGCTGTGCTTGCAGCTACAGCGGGTACATTGGTCCATTTCCAAGAGCGAAATTATCACACCACTGATACAGTAGTGCAGGTGCTTGTATTCGATAAGGAAGGAAAGCCTCGTGGTCATGGTAGTGGCTCCTATCTCGGTGATGGCGTCTATCTGACAGCAGCTCATGTAACCGCAGGAGAAGGACATACATTTGTAATAAAGCACCAGAATGGATATCAAATCCATGTGCTTGATGTGCGTTCTGATGCTGAACGTGATGTAGCCCTCCTATTTGCAGGTGAAGGAGTTGATCTCATTCCTCCTGTAAATCTATTCTGTGGCTATCGTGGTATAGGTTCTGATGTGTATTCTAAGGGCTATCCAATGTCTCTTGGTCTAGTAGAGACGAAGGGTACAATTGCCTCTGTAGCCTCCCCATGGGCAACATGGAAGAGTGTCTATCGTACTGATGTAGCTCTTGGTCCGGGCATGTCTGGTGGTCCTGTATTCGATGCGTATGGCAATCAGGTGGCAATCAATATTGGTATGGCTCTGATGCCTCTTGGCTTCTCAGCCTCTACTATGGGCCTCAATCTGATTGTACCAACAGTAGAAGTGTGCAACTTCATGACAGAGTTGAAGCACGATGGTAAAGCGTTCTGATGAAGATTATGAACTCGACCCCAATGTAAATTATTTTACTAGGGGTCTTGTATTTTGTATATCAATGATTATATGTGTTCCTGTACTGATGTATTTTACAGGTAAAATCATATTTAATTAAGGAATGACATGGGTAAACAAGCTTTACAGCTTGGTGACTTAGTTGAAAATGGATAATGGCCTAAATCAATCAGCCATTGTCAAAGTGTTAAATGGAAAGGCATCTCATCACAAAGGATGGAGGAGAGTAGGTAATGGGCACTCCCATAATTAAAATGCCCTGTTCCTGTGGAAGTAGGGCGGGGAAACAATGTTTCCTAGAAGATGACGGTCGTATCACTGCGTATTGTTTTGCATGTGCCACTTATGACCCCCATCCCTTAGGGAAAGACGCGAACAAAGATACTATTGATCTCCCACCCGCTAAAACTCCCGAACAAATTCAGGAAGAAATCGCTGAGGTAAGTGGATATCGATGCGTTGATGTTCAAGAAAAGAGGCTGAGAGCCAAGCACCTAGAGAAATTCTCTATTAAGGTGGGGCTCTCAGAGGTGGATGGTAAGACGCCAGAAACCATGTACTATCCCTATCGTAAGAAGGGGAAGATAACAGGCTATAAAGTGAAGCTGCTTCCTAAAGATGGGCAGCCTAAGCGTATCTGGTCTATTGGTGATCTCAAACATAATGAGGAAGGCGATGTTGAGCCTTTCGGATGGCAAGAAGCTATTGCTCATGGTGGACGTAAGCTAATCATCACAGAAGGTGAAGACGACGCTGTAGCCGTACAGAGTCTCATGGAGAGGCATACGAAGGATGAGTGGAAGGATCATATCCCCGCTGTCATCTCGCTCTCCCACGGGGCTGGTAATGCCGCTGAGTGCCTATCTAAATGGAAGAAGGAAATCACTGGTCGTTGGCAGGAAATCATTCTGCTATTCGATATGGATAAAGCTGGAGAGGAAGCTGTACAGAAATGTATGCTAATCATTCCAGAAGCTGTGACAGTGAAGCTTCCATCTAAGGACGCCAATCAGTGTATCATTGATGGACGTGCTAAAGCTGCGTTCGAAGCTATTCAGTTTCGAGCGGAGAAGCCTAAGAACTCCCGTCTTGTATTCGGAGACGACCTACACGAAGTGGCTAAAGAAGAAGCCAAGTATGGCGAGCTATCGTGGCCATGGGAACATCTGAACAAGAAGACTAGAGGCATCCGTCTCGGTGAAACTATCTACATCGGGGCTGGTGTTAAGATGGGGAAGAGCGAAATTCTTAATGAACTCGCTGCTCACTTCATCAAAGAACATGGCGTGAAAGTGTTCATGGCCAAGCCTGAGGAAGCTAATAAGAAAACTTATAAGCTGATGGCTGGTAAAATTGTTGGGAGAAGGTTCCATGATCCAGACGTTGAATTTGATTATGAGGCGTATGAAGAAGCTGGTAAAATCCTTAAGGGTAAGCTGGCTATGGTCAATCTCTATCAGCATCTTGGATGGGATAGCCTTCGTGATGATATTGTCGCTGCTGCTCATTGGGGCGCTAAGGCGGTATTTATTGATCCGATTACAAACCTCACAAACGGAGTGAACGCAGCAGATGCTAATACAGAACTTCAAAAGATCGCTCAGGATTTGGCTGCAATGGCACTTGATCTTAACATTGTTGTCTTTATCTTCTGCCACCTCAAGGCGCCAGATGGGAACATTGCTAAAGAAAAACGTGAAAAATCCTACCGTGAGGGAAAATATATTGGACTTGGTGTGTGTCCGCACGAACTCGGCGGTGATGTTATATCTAGCCAATTTGCGGGATCAAGAGCGATGATGCGTTCATGTAATATGATGCTTGGGCTTGAAGGTAATAAGGATGAGGCACTAGACGATAATGTCAAGAATATTCGCCATCTTGTTCTTCTTGAGGACAGAGAGTTTGGGGAAACCGGAAGGTTCCCAATCTTCTGGTCAAAGAATACAACTAAGTTCTCGGAGCTTCACGAATGAAACTTACACTAGAGTATCTTAAAAATAATTACTATTATTGGTGTGGCAGGTTGTGGTGGATTTCTACTCAAACACCTGTGGGCACTAGGAGTGAGCATAATGGTAAAATCTACCTTAAGATTAACATCAAAGGTGAGATGCATTATGTTCACAGACTAATATTCTGGTTAGAAAAAGGATATCTGCCAGAGCTGGTTGACCACGAAGATCAGAATACCTTAAACAATTCCATAGACAATCTTAGGGATATTAGTCATAGTCACAATCTACTAAACGCTAAGGTGAAATCAAATAATATTTCTGGAGTTACAGGGGTAAGATGGAATAAAAAGGCTAAGAAATGGGTAGCTCGTGTAAGCTTTAGGCGCAAGGAATATCATTTAGGGTGTTTCGGCAAATTTGAAGATGCCGTGCAAGCTAGACAAGATAAAGTTGAAGAGTTCTTTAGAAACAAGAACACAACACTATTTTCGGAATTGGAATGATGACTAGAGACGAAGCAATTACTACCTTCTATAAGAAGAATTATAAACATCTAGTCAATCGTATGGTGGGGCGTGTTCCTAACAACTCTCATGCTATTGCTGAGGAAGTGGTGCAGGATGCCTTTGTTAGAGCATTGGAATACTGGCGTACATTTGACCAGAGCAGAGAGATTGCCCCTTGGTTCAATCGTATTCTAGCCTTCTCCCTTCGTGAAACTATTCGTAAGGAAAATGGTGGTCCTCTATCTCTAGATGATGAAGACCAGTTTCTTGAACCATTCGTATTGAATGATGATATTGATATTCCTCCAGATATTGTTCGTATTGTACAGAAGGCTATCAGTGAACAGCCTAATGATAAGAGGGAGGTGCTACATATGTTCTTCAACCTTGGTATGAAGACTAGGGAGATTGAAGAATGTACCAATCTCAATCATTCTAACATCCGACAGATCATTAGACGCTTTCGGATTAAGTGGGAAGATGAAAATATTTTTTGAAATCTGTAACAGAATGCTCGGTTTGGGCATAATAGTAGCTGTTCTTTTAATTTTGGTGATGGTGATATGAAAGACATCTGGGTTATTAGTGACACGCATTTCTACCATGACAATATCATCAAATATTGTGGGCGTCCTTTTTCAAACGCCAAGGAAATGAATGAGTATATAGTGGAAATGTGGAACTCCACTGTAAAAGATGGTGACAAGGTCTATCATCTAGGGGATGTGTATATGGGAAATCATGAAGGGCAGGTTGAACGCCTCCTATCATCCCTCAAAGGACAGAAGCGCCTCGTTCTCGGCAACCATGACAATGGAAAGGATCAAATCCTACAGCGAGTATTCAAAAAGATTGATGTCTGGCGTATGTTCCCTGAGTTCGGATTGCTTCTCACCCATGTTCCAGTTCACGAGAGCAGTTTGTTCCGTGGAGCAACTGGAAATGAAGAAAATCCCCCTAAGCTACTAAACATTCATGGGCATATTCATGAGAAGGAAAGCCCTTCAAAAGATCATAGGTGTGTCTGTGTAGAGCAGATTAATTATACACCAATCAACATTGAGGAATTGAGGATGAAGTGAATAATGGTTTCGTTCTAGATTTGGAAGGCGACAGCCTAACACCAACTAAGATTTGGTGTATCGCTGCACACAACCTCACCACCAATAAATCTCGTGACACTATTGACTACGACGATATGCGTAAGCTGCTAGAGAAGGCAGACTATCTCGTTATGCACAATGGCATGAGATTTGACGCAGTGGTGATGGAGGATATCCTTGGCGTTAAAATCAAAGCCAAGATTGTAGACACACTAGCCCTCTCTTGGTATCTCTATCCTGAACGCCTACAACATGGCCTAGAGGGATGGGGTGAAGAGTTTGGTATCCCTAAGCCTCCTATCATTCGTTGGGATGATCCTGACATGATAGAGGAATACAGACATAGGTGCAGAGAAGATGTTAAGATCAACCTCAAGCTATGGAAGAAAATCTGGGCACACCTACTCCTACTTTACGGAAGTGAAGAGGAAGCATGGAGGTTCATTGACTACCTCATGTTCAAGATGGACTGTGCCCGTGAACAGGAACGAAGTAAATGGAAGCTTGACATAGAACTATGTACCACTTCTCTAGAACAGCTTGAGAAAGACAAAGAGAAGGCCGTACAGGGGCTTATTGAGGCTATGCCTAGTGTTCCTATCATTCAGAAGAAATCTCGTCCAGCGAAGCCCTATAAGGCAAATGGCGACTATTCTGTTCAAGGGGCATTGTGGTTTAAACTTCTACGTGAGAGAGGTTTACCGACTGACTATGATGGTGAAGTGGATATTGTCAAGGGAGAGGTTCCCGGCAATCCAAATTCATCTAAGCAAGTTAAGGATTGGCTCACCAGTAAAGGCTGGAAGCCACAGACATTCAAATATGTAAAGGATGAAGATGGAACGACTAGAGCAATTCCTCAAATCAATCAGGAGCACGGCGCTGGCATATGCCCTTCTATCGTTATGCTATATGATCATAGCCCTGAGTTTCGTCTTCTGGAAGGATTGGGTGTGGTTAGCCACCGTATTTCTATTCTTCGCGGCTTTCTTGATGCTGTTGACGGAGATCAGTGCGTCCAAGCCCAAATCGCCGGACTAACTAACACACTACGCTTCAAACATAAAACTGTTGTTAATCTCCCTAAGGTGAATAAACCATATGGAGACATCATCCGTGGATGTCTAATCACTCCCGACGGATATGAATTATGTGGGAGTGATATGGCCTCTCTTGAAGATCGGCTTAAACAACACTATCTCTATCCCCTCGATCCAGAATATGTCAAGCAAATGATGACCGATGATTTCGATCCTCATCTTGATCTAGCTCTATTGGCTAAGGAAGTGACGCAGGAACAGGTAGACAAGTATAAGTCGGGTGAAGATAAATCAATCAAGCCTATTCGAGATATCTTCAAGAATGGTAACTACGCATGTCAGTATGGTGCTGGTCCAGCTAGACTAGCTCTCACCGCTAACATTTCTCTCAAGAAAGCTGAACAAGTATGGAAGACATATTGGGAGAAGAATTGGGCTATCAAGAAGGTGGCCGAACAACAGGAAGTGAAAACAGTTAAGAATCAAATGTGGCTCAAAAATCCTATAAACAATTTTTGGTATAGTTTGCGCTACGAAAAGGATATTTTCTCCACATTGGTTCAAGGTAGTGCCTCGTATGTATTCGATCTTTGGGTTGAGACATTCAGGAAGAAACGCCCACAGCTTACAGGTCAGTTCCATGATGAAGTGGTACTGTGTGTAAAGAAGGGCTTTAGAGAACAGTGCGAGAAGCTTCTACGTGATGCTATTGCAGAAGTAAACAATCAACTTAAACTTAACCGGGAGCTTGGGATCGATGTCCAGTTCGGAGACAGATACTCAGAAATCCATTGATGTAGTATATGTGTTACAATCTTACGACGATGGAATTATATCAATTTATGATGATAAAGAAGTAGCCATGTCAGCTAGAGTTACATATGCCGATATTGGCACTTACTCTTGGTCGGACACATTTGTAACACCTATTAAAATTAACAAAGGAAATTAATAATGGCTCTTAACGCTAAAGAAGTAGCATACAATAACACCAATCGTGTTGAACAGCCAGCACTTGAAGCTGGCACTTATCCCACTCGTCTCGTACAGGTTATTGATCTTGGTGTACAGGAACAGCAGCCTTTCAAGGGGGAACCTAAGCCTCCGGCTCAGGAAATCATGACCACATATGAATTCGTAGATGAATTCCTTAAGGATGAAGATGGAAACGATATTGAAGATAAGCCGCGTTGGCTTTCAGAAAACTTTGTCCTTCACAATCTCGACAGTGAGCTTGCTAAGTCAACTAAGCGTTATCTTGCTCTTGATCCTAACGTGGAGATGGGTGGCGACTGGACCGCTCTCACTGGTCGGCCAGCTATGGTAACTATTGTCCAGAACAAGGGCACTGGTAAGAATGCAGGACGTACGTTTGAGAAGATTGTCTCTACGTCGTCTATGACAGCCAAGATGGCTTCTAAGATTGAAGACCTTAAGAACCCTCCGAAGGTGTTCGATCAGTCCGATCTTTCCACTGTAGACATCTATTTCACCCTGCCTGAGTGGCTTCGTAAGAAGATTGCCGAGGGGCTGGAATGGGAAGGTAGTCCGATGGCTAAGGCTGTCGCCAATTTCAAGAAGGAAGACGTTGAGGATGCCAAGAAAAGCAACACTAAGAAGGGCAGCACAAAGAAGGCAGCAGATGCCGACGAAGACGACGACGCTCCCTTTGAAACAGCAGGCCCAGACGAAGGTGACGGTGACTGGTAATGAAGATCGAATTTAAGACACGAACCCGCTCTTATGAGGATGAAGAATGCCATATCGTTTTGGTTAATGGAAAAACTCGCCTACTACAGTGGGAGGGTATTGAACCAGAAGATGTACGTTTCTATCGCGACCTTGAGAGTCCGCATGGATGCGAGAATATCATCAAGGAAGTTATCGAAGCAGTTAAGGCTGGGGAAGAAATTGAAATCATTCACAGTGATGAGGAAGATAACGATTAATGACTAAGTTTATCAAGACAGATGATTTCTGTGAAATCGCTACAGATAAACTGGAAGGTGATGGCATTAAGCGTGGCCAGCGAGTTTATATCGCTGGTCAACGTGCCTTCCCTATCAGTAAGGAAGACCCATATACTCAACGAATTAAATTCTTTGCACATGTTGTAACGAATACAGACACAATGGAGCTTGATCCTCGTCTGTTTATTCTTGACCCAAATAGTGTACGATTGGTAGGAAAGAAGGAACTCACTAAGCTTAAGGCACGATTTAAAGAAGTGATGGATGCTATGGAGCCTTCTGATGAAACGCCAACCATTAATTGACGCAGATGTCCTCCGTTATGAAATTGGTCATTGCGGAGAATACGACGAGGTTGATGAGGCAACTGGTGAAAAGACACATCACGTAAGGGAATTTGAATTTGTTCAACAACTTCTTGACGATCGTATCAAAGGGATTTGCGAAGATGTTGAGGCCACAGAGCCTCCCATCCTCTTCCTCACAGGTTCTAACAAGTCAACGGAAATTATCAATCGAACAAACAAGGCTAGTGGAGAGCCTCTGCTCATTCTTGAGCAACCGTTCCGAGAACGGATTGCTACTGTCAAACCGTATAAGGGAACACGTCATCACGAGAAACCTTTTCATTTTGACAACCTCACAGCCTATATACTCGGAGCTTACGACTGTCGCGTATCTAATGGGTTCGAAGCTGACGATCTCATCTGTATCGAACAGTGGTCTAGGCGTAACGATATGGATACTATCATCTGTACGCGAGACAAGGATTTACGTATGTGCCCCGGCTGGCAGTTCGGTTGGGAGTGCGGACTTCAACCCTCCTTCGGACCAGAACTGGTGGACGCTAAAGGATGGATAAAGCTTAAGCAGAACAAGAATGGTTCTGAGATTAAGGGAGTGGGGCTTAAGTTTTTCTTCGCTCAGATGCTTGTAGGGGACACAGTGGATAATATTCCCGGCTGTCCTAAGATTGGTCCTGTGAAAGCTTTTGAAATCCTAGACGCATGTAATACTAAACGTGAACATGAGCTTGCTATCATTGAGGCGTATAAGAAACCCTATCCAGACAACTACAAAGAAATGATTGAAGAGCAATCCAAGTTGTTGTGGATGGTAAGAGAACTCAATGAGGATGGCTCTCCTAAACATTATGAATGGAAATTTGAATAATGGCAGGACGCATCGGAGGACCACGAACACGTAACTCCGGGAAATGGACAGACGCCCAATTTAAATCTTTTATTAAAGGAAATTTGAGGCGTATCACGAGTAGGTGGGGGCCAACAGGCGAAACGCTTAAAGAAGCTCGGACCCGTAGGGGGTTCTACCTATGTAATGGTTGTAAGGAAGAGGTTCCTGCATCTACTCGTGATGAAAAAGGTAAGCGTGTTAAGAACATACATATCGATCATATCAATCCAATTATTGATCCGGCTGTAGGTTGGGTCAGTTGGGATGAGACGATTGATAGAATGTTTAGTGAAAAAGATAATTTACAAGCTTTGTGCTACTCCTGTCATAAAATTAAGACAGATGCTGAGAAAGCCATAGCCAAAGCTCGAAGAGACAAAAACAAGGAACAAGATGAGGAAGACCCCTGAGTTTCACGGGGATACCCACAGCCCGCTGTATAAGAAATGGCGTACCATGAGACTTAGGGTTAATTATCCTAGTGTGAATGGTTATGAAAATTATGGTGGTCGTGGGATTAAAATTTGTGAACGTTGGGATAGCTATCTGAATTTTAAAGAAGATATGGGGCCAACATTTGTAGTTGGCCTCACACTTGATAGAATTGATCCCGACGGAGACTATTGCCCTGAGAATTGTAAATGGGCAACTCGTGACGAACAACAAAGAAGTAAAAGAAAGCATCATCGATTTAATGGTGAGCTTATTTCTGTATACGCCCGAAGAATGGGCCTTAATTATGAAGGCTGTAGATACCGATTTAAACGGTATGGCTCGCCAGAACCAAGGAATTAATTTATATGATTGATAATGAATTTAAAGGCTACTCCCTCTTTACTGAGGTGGAGAATAAAATGCTTCGTGCATATAACCAGTGGAATGTTATTTCCAATCTGACGCAGAATGGTTTGAAGGAATTGGCTGCTGAGTATATTGATCAGCTCCCTCAGGCTGATAAGGTGGGGCTGACAATCATTAGCACATACATCAAGATGAAGGGCTTGGAAGAAACCAAGCGTGAAATTTTTTACACAGGGATGGCTGCTTAATGGCTCGTATTCTCATACTCGATATTGAGACTGCCCCTAACATCGCTTACGTGTGGCGGTTCTTTAAAGAGAATGTAGGAGCTAAGCAAGTTATTGAGAACAGCTATATGCTGTCCTTTGCAGCCAAGTGGCTTGGTGAGAAAGAGGTGTTCTATGAAGACCTCTCCAACCAACATGAAGCTGACATGCTTAAAGTTCTACATCCTCTCCTAGACGAAGCAGATATTGTTGTCGCCCATAATGGTGATGGCTTCGATCTCCCCCATATTCAGGGCCGGTTCCTGATGCACAATCTAAAGCCCCCTGCTCCATATAAGCAGGTGGATACTGTCAAGGTCGCCCGTAAGGAATTTAACTTCCCTTCCAACTCCCTTGAATACCTCTCTAACGTTCTAGACCTTGGTATCAAGAAGGGACAGCATAAGAAGTTTCCGGGATTTGAGCTTTGGCTTGGTGTCCTGCGTAATGATCCCGAAGCTTGGGCTGAGATGAAGGAATATAACATTGACGACATTCTTGTCCTCGAACAGCTTTATCTCAAGATGCTTCCATATATGCGCTTCCATCCTAACGTTGGTGTATTCGACGATAATGGTGATGAGCATGTATGTCCTAAGTGTGGGAGTGAGCATGTACAGAAGCGTGGCTTCGCTTATACTAACGTAGGTAAGTATCAACGCTTCCAGTGTAATGGTTGTGGTGGATGGAGCCGATCTCGTATTCGTGAGAAGGATCATAATGTCAACGGAATTAATGTGGTGAATTGATGTATACAGTAGATTTTGGATTTAATGAATATCAGGAGCGAGCTTGGGAATTCCGAGCTTGGCCTGACACAGAGACAGGTAATCTCTATCCCGTTCTTGGTCTTGCAGAAGAGGCTGGTGAGGTTGTAGGGAAGGTGGCTAAGGCTATCCGCAAGGGTGTTCCTGTAGATCGTGAAGCCCTTAAGAAGGAGCTTGGTGATGTTCTTTGGCAGCTTGCTGCTGTAGCTACGACATATGATTTCGATCTTGAGGAAATTGCTCTGGCTAATATTGAGAAGCTGGATGATCGTCAGGCTCGTAGTGTCCTTGTAGGTGAAGGGGATAATCGATGAGTGAACACCCACTAGATCGTCAGGTTGGTGGGGACCACTACAAGAGGTTCACTATTCAACCAGTTGAATATATCCGTAAAAACAATCTGGGTTGGTTTGAGGGGAACGTAGTAAAATATGTTACCCGCCATCCATTCAAGAATGGACGTCAGGATATTGAAAAAGCAATTCATATGCTTGAATGTATCTTAAAGGAATATGATGAAAATAATGATTGACTATGATGGCACATATACTGCCGACGTTACTATGTGGCGTAGTTTAATTCTAGAAATGATTGACTTCTTTCACGACATCTATATTGTAACTTCTCGTGATCCTGCTGACCTTGTAGAAGATCATATTTGGTTTGAAGAACAAGGTATTGAAGTAATTTATTGTAACTACCATGCTAAACGCCAAGTATGTGAAAAGCAGGGTATTGTAATTGACATCTGGATTGATAATCAGCCTTATTTCATAGATCACGGCTACCCAGAGGAAGAAGCTAATAAGTGGAGGCTTGTATGAAAGCCGAACTCATAGATATGATGGGCACTGACCTTAGCGTGGTAAACGCAGCTAGGGTGAGCTTTGATAAGGAGAGTAAATGGGAGGTTAGGGAATATACTTGTGGCGATAGATGTTGCTATGAGTACGAAGAATATCTCTCAGAAGCTGACCAAAAGCTAATCAAATATCTGGCTAAACATAATCACTGGACTCCATTCGCACATACAGCCATTCAGCTTCGTATGTCTGCACCTGTCCCTATTCGCACACAGTGCTTCAAGCATAAGCAGGGATTGGTAGAAAATGAAGAGAGCAGACGATACATTAGCTCTCGTCCTGAGCTTTATGTGCCTGAGTATTTCCGTTCTAAGCCAGAGGGTAGTATTAAGCAGGGTAGTGGTGATAAACACCCACAGTCAGGCGAATGGAAGGAGATGTATATCAACAACTGTTACGATCAAATTGATCTGTATGAAGCTATGATACGTAATGACATATGCCCTGAACAAGCTCGCTTAGTTCTCCCACAAGGCTGCATTGTAAACTGGATTTGGACTGGTAATCTCTATTCGTTTGCTAACTTCTATAACAAGCGTACTGACCCTCATGCTCAAGCTGAAATTCAGGAATTGGCTAAGTTGGTTGGTGAACAGATTGAGCCGTTGTTTCCTCACAGTTGGAAAGCTTTGACTACATGACTGAATATCTTATTGATGAATTTGACCGTGACTATCGAGTAGTTACTCGTTCGTTTTATATGAGTTTTAGTTCTGAGGATGAGGCTAATAAATGGTGCCTTAACAATTCTTGGACGGGTTGCTATTATTTTATTAGGAAGATATGATGAACTACATTTACACACGATCTAATCCTCCCTGCCCTTGGTGCCTTCGAGTGAAGGCTTTGCTTGAGGGCTATGGCATTCCATACGAAGAATATGACATTGGTGAAGATGATTTCTATCTCGACTTCACTTATCAGGGATTTAAATCTATCCCACAAGTATTTTTGAATAATGAATTGATTGGTGGCTTTGAGGCCACAGCTAAATACCTACGAGGTTAAACTTTGACAAGCAAAGTTAAAGAAGAATATACCCCTTGCGGGGGTTGCGGAGCAACTAAGCCATCTGAAAGGTGCCTTGGTTGCTTTCACTATTTCGGCGGTTCGTCTTGGAACCCAAATGATATCTATAAGAAGAAAGAAAAGAATTCATGAATTTGGAAAATAAAGTGTTGAGTGATGTCGTGGTATTTTCTAAATATGCCCGACATGATAAGGCACTAGGTCGCCGAGAGACTTGGGAAGAAATCTGTTGGCGTAATGCCGAGATGCATATCAAAAAGTATCCTCAGCTTGCTGCTGAGATTACCCGTGTATATAACGACTACGTAATCCCGAAGAAAATCCTTCCGTCTATGCGTAGCCTACAATTTGGAGGGAAAGCTATTGAGCGTAATCCTGCTCGTATTTATAATTGTGCATATCTCCCTGTTGAGCATCCAGATGCTTTTTCAGAAACTATGTTCCTCCTTCTTGGGGGCACTGGCGTGGGCTATAGCGTTCAACATCGTCATGTTACTAAACTGCCTGTTGTTCTTGGACCTAAGCGCAAAACTCGACGCTATGTAATTGGTGACAGTATCGAAGGATGGGCTGATGCTGTAAAGGTTCTAGTTGAAGCCTACTTCTATAACAAGCTACAGCCTATCTTTGACTATGGAGATATTCGTGATAAGGGTACAGAACTGGTTACGTCAGGTGGCAAGGCTCCCGGTCCTGATCCCCTTCGTGTCTGCTTGGCGCAGGTGGAAGCAATTCTACATGGGGCTAGAGGAAGAAACCTATCCCCTCTTGAATGCCACGATATTCAGTGTTTTCTCGCTGATGCTGTTCTTGCTGGTGGCATTCGTCGTGCAGCTATGATTGCACTATTCAGCCCTGATGATAATGAAATGATGGAGTGTAAGAGTGGAAACTGGTGGGAACTTAATCCACAGCGCTCTAGGGCAAATAACTCAGTTGTCCTCCTGCGAGGAGGAACAACTTATGAAGAGTTTATTGGTGTATGGGAGCGCGTACGTGCTAGTGGAGCAGGTGAACCCGGAATCTATTGGACGAACAATCTTGACTGGGGAACAAACCCTTGCTGTGAAATCGCCCTCCGACCCTATCAGTTTTGTAATCTTTGCGATGTGAATGGGTCAGATATTCGAGACGAATATGACTTCTACAATCGTGCAGAGGCTGCTGCATTCATCGGAACCCTCCAAGCTGGCTACACAGACTTCCATTATCTCCGTCCCATCTGGCAACAGACGACAGAAGAAGATGCACTGATTGGTGTGGGCATTACAGGTATTGGTGCTGATAAGATTAACACTAAGTGGCTCAAAGAAGCTGCCGCGCTTGTCAAAGTAGAAAATGAGGGATGGTCCCGTAGGATTGGAATTAACTATGCAGCTCGAACTACTACAGTTAAGCCTTCTGGTACATCTTCTCTAGTCCTTGGCTCTTCTTCTGGCGTTCATGCCTATCATAATGATTATTATATTCGTCGTATGAGGTTTGGTAAGGATGAAGCCATCTACCAATATCTTCTCAAAACTATTCCAGAACTGTGTGAAGATGAGAAATTCCGTCCACAAACACAGGGAGTGCTCTCAATCCCACAGAGAAGCCCACAGGGAGCGATTGTACGAACTGAGCCTCCACTACAGCTTCTTGAACGAGTGCGAGCCTACAACGAACTATGGGTGAAAGAGGGCCATGTCTACGGAGATAACAACAATAACGTCTCATGCACTATCAGTCTTAAAGAAGATGAATGGGCAGACGTTGGAGAATGGATGTGGGCTAATCGTTCCAGTTATAATGGAATCAGCGTTCTCCCATATGACGGTGGAACGTATATCCAAGCACCATTCGAGGATTGTTCCAAAGAAGAATACGAACGCCTAGTTAAATATGTCAATGACATTGACTTGACCCAAGTAGTCGAGCAATACGATAACACCAACTTGGCTGGAGAGGCGGCTTGCGCCGGAGACGGCTGCATTGTTGTTTGATTATAAGGTTTGAAATCAAGCAATTTTTCTCAAAAATATATTGACCAAACAGAAAGGGAGCACCGGCAATCAAGCTGGTAGCTCCCTTATTTATTTACTTCTTCTTTTTCTTCATTTCTTTGCGGTCCATGGAAGTTTCCTTTTTAGAGCCTTCCTTCATACCACTCTTCTTGTCGCTCTTCATATCCTTCTTAGTCTTTTCATAAGACTTCATAGACATCTTCTTAGCCATTATACTCTTCCTTTATTTAAATGTTTGCATAAGGACTTTGACATCTGAGCGTAACTCGGAGAGCTGTCCTTTAATTTCATTATCACGTTCCCTGCGGAACTCTTCCCTCGTGGCAATCTCTTGCTTGAGCAATTCTATTTGCTTCTCATTGGTATTAATCTTACGGATTAGTACAACAACAGCGCCCACTGCGGCAGAGGCAATACCATAGAGCCACGTATTAACCTCCCCAATCCATTCGCTCATTTCTTAAACCTCCCGATGATAGCTTTAGAGCCATCAATAAGGAAGACAGAACTAAGCATCCAGCCAGCCCACTCATCAAGTGGAGAAGGCAATGCAGCTACATTCCAGCTAAACTGGAACACACTGTCTACAATGACAGCAGACCACCAGAAACCTAGTGGCACAACGAAGAACAACTGAAACCACCAAGTACGCCCGACAAGTAGATTAGCTTGAGCATTAATCCACGTCTTTGTCACTTCGGCCTTAATTTCTTCCTTCTTCGTTTCATTATCCATCTTGCGTTCAATTACATCTAGAACTTTCTCTAGACCACCACCAGTGATAACACTGACGGCCCAAGATGCAATCTTCCCAAAAATACCAAACATTATTTACCACCTCTCAGAAGGGCTAGGAGAAGCTTCAACCACCAAGGGGCGGTGGATGTAGCCTGATTATCAGGAACGCTCTGTACGGGCTTCTGTGGCTGTTCTACGCCATATCCAGAATCAAGCAACAGCTTGTCATACTGTTCAGCATATCCAGCAATAAGTTCTTTCTTATCTACACCATTAATAATCCTACGAGCATTAACATAGTCACTCTTATTGAATGTGATGTAATCTGAAAGCTTCTTACCTGTGAACCACCCCTCAATCATACCAAGAATGAGGATGGGGGTAGCGTACTTAGGATCAAGCAGAAGTTTAGGATTGGATAGAAAATCCACTCCAAGCTCTTCGCTTGCCCTCTTATAATTATAATCCCATGTAAGCTGTACATACCCCATACCTACATATGGGTAATACTTCTTACTCTTTAGGTATTTCTCGCCACCATATTCACGAACAGGCTTCATTGTGTGAGCCGTCTCATGGTAAGCTGTAGCGAGTACATACGCCAACTGATTACGTAGAAGCCCCTTATTAGAGGCTTCCTTGATAATTAGCTGCGTATCTCCGAGATTCAAATCCATATTATATTCCTTATAGTGCTGCTACTAGAGCGTTGAAGGACTTCCTGCTAGCAGACAAACCTTCCCATTCCTTAGATACGCTTGCCAAGAACTCTTCTTTAGTCATTTCACCAGACTTGTACTTGTCGTAACCTCTACCCTTCAACAGGGCTAGGAACAACTTGTCCTGCATTTCAGGCGTGAACTGCTCTTCACCAGTGAGGCCAAGCTTATTCTTAAGATTACGAAGAGTAGACCCTACAATCTGGTAACGTCCCATTGGTGTAGCTACACGTCCAACCTGCTTCTTAGAATAGGCAGCGTATGGGCCAGAACCATCAGCAAACTCAAGAAGCTCATTGATAGTTTTGCTTGTGATATCTACATCATCAAACTTACGTCCGGGACGATTAGTAAATCCAAGTAGCGCACCATAGTCACCACCAGACTCCCCAATATCAATTGCCTTAGCCACTTCCTTAACATCACCTTCGAGCGTAGACGTATCCATACCCTCAGCCGAAGCCTCGGAGACAAGAGACGACATGTCGAAGTCATCAAGTGTTAGACTAGCTGGCTGTGCACTAACATAAGGATCAACATAGTCATTGCTGCTCTTCTGTTGAGTGTCTGTGGTAGTAGCCTTCTGTTCACCAGTGGTGCCAAACAAAGCTCCCCCAATAGTTTCATACGACTTATTATAATCACTCGTCCCTTGGATATGCGCGTCAGAGATAATCATCTTATTCAGCACCTTCGAGAACGAAGAATTATTCATTGTACGCACAATACCATTAACCGTAGGATCAGGTGTTACACCAGCCTTAAGCTTAAAGCCAAATCGGCCACCTTCCATGGTAGGCTCTACAACATCACCAGCCTTAACACCTACAGCATCCCGAACCTGACGCATATACATCTTGTCAAGCTCTTCCTTTAGAAGGGGGACAACCTGCGTCTGATATCCGTCTTGGAACACCTTAGCAACCTCACCACGAATGGCCGGAGGAATACCACCAGTTTCCTGTAGATACTTACCAACCGTAGGGTTGGCAAAGAAGTCGATAAGAGGCTGGAACTGATCTGCACTCTCAGTGCTATTCCCATAGACGTTTACGCCCTTGAGAATGCCATTCATCTGTGCATCAATTTCCTTCTGCATAGCTGCCTTCTGATCTGGATACTTATCCAGCTTACCAGTAGAAACTTCCTCAACAGCCTTAGTGACGCCATCAAGATAGGCCTTGGCATTAGACTTGCCAGTAGGATCAGCAAAGGTGAGGTCAGCAGGTTTAGCGGTGGGAACACCACGTTCATCAGGGCTACCACGAGACGTATCAGCAGAAGAACCATTACGCTGGAACATGTCAACGACAATACTATTCAGTTTCTGATCCAGAACCACAGCAGCAGGACCAAGGATATTAGCCGTGGTAATCCACATACGCTGCTCGTCATTCAATCCTTCCCAAACCTGTAGCTTAGTACGAGTTTCAATAGTCTTAACCTGACGATCAAACATCTCAGTATCATACTCGCCAGACAACTCCTTCTTATACGTGTCGATAAGAGCTTTCTGTGGAGCCAGAATTTGATCGATCTTAGCCTGAGGCAGATTGAGGGCGTCTCCAGCAATAGAAGCTGTACGCTGTGCAAAATCCTGTTCAAGCTGTACAATACCATTCTTAATGATGGCCTGACGTTCTTGTTCAGATGTAGCCTTAGCAGCAGCAGCCTTGATGTTTTCATACTGTGTGCGCCAATAAGGCAAAGCAGCCTTACCAACCTTAGCCAGCCCATTGGTGAGGGTTTCCTCAGCCTCAGCCTTGAGATTAGCCTTCTCCTTTCCAGTTAGGTCAAGCTTTGCAGACTTGTTAGCAATCTCCTTAGAAGAGAACTCAAGCTCTCTTGTAGTACGCTGGAAGTTCTCAAGATCAGAAATAGCCTTATCTACAGCAGCAGGGTTATTAACCTGATCCGCAGCAAGGAACCCATTATCAACAGCAGACTTAACCTGTGCCTGTTCAATCTCAGCCTTCTGGATATCAGGGGTGCTGACCTTGTCATATCCAGACTGAGCTTGCCATGTAGAATATCGTTTTAGAATATCTTCTTCTGCACCGGGATTGTTAGCCAACTCCTGCTGGAGTCGTCTACGTGCCCTAGTCTGAACTTCGGCTGTAGACAATCCTTGTGCTTCCGCGTCTTGCAATTTACTAAGATCGAGACTAAAACCAGCCAGACGCTTGTTAGCATCTAGCGTAGCTTTATTGTCAAAGGCCGTCTTAGCTACGCTAACTGCTGTACCAATACCCTTACCAATCTGTTGGAGGGCGCTGATTTCGCCCTCCCTAGTAACAGGGTTCTGCACCACCGTAGAAGGTTCGATGGTGCTATTGACATCAGTAGCTCTACTAGAAAAATCTACTGCCATTATTCAGGTTCTTTCATGAAGTTATAAATTTTCATTAGTTCTTGTTTATTCTTTTCATCGATAGGTGCTTTACGAAGCGTATCCATCCAAGTGTCTTCATCAACCATGCCAGCTTGATCGAGTAGTCGGTTGATAAGTATGTGATCTCCGGTCTTCATTCTACGCTTAATCTCTGTGCGTACAACATCCATAGCTGCCGGATTATTCTCCCACACCCTGTTTGCTTCACGCAACATATGAAGAACGTAGTCACTTTCCTTCTCATCAATTCCGTCACGAGCTAGGCGGCGGGCAGTTTCATCAAGGATATACTTAACATCATCACGGAAGCCCTTACTGTTAAAATATAGGTCTTCATCCGTAGAATATTTAAGCATCTCATCAACTGTTTGGAAGCCCATAGTCTTCATCATAGCTTCGAGTTCATTGACGTTAGGATCAACCACTTCACCCTTAGTGCTGATGCTATAGCCACGCTTGTAGGCATAACGAGCCTTGAAGATGTTAGAGGCACCACTGAATAGATTAAGGAAGTTAGTTCCTACATCCTTGAGGTTGCCATCATCTTCTGGTACAGTGAACACGCGAGCCATAGACTTAATCAGGTTAGACACACGAGCATTATCACCAAGGACCAGTCCCATAGCAGGATTGCTCTGTGCAATCGTCTGAGGGTTAAGCTCCAGAAGTCCATCCCACAAATTCATTATGTTAGGGATTTCCAGAAGACGCATCGAGCTAGAGAAGTCAGTGTTAACCTCTTCTCCATACAGAGTTGATAGCGTTCTATTAAGAGCCAGATTAGTCAAACCACCAGTAATGATATCCCTAGTCTTACTATCATCCACAGGGATGAGATCAGAGATCATATCGTACATCACACCATAGCCTGTGCCATAAGTGACAAGATATCCTGTCCCCAGAGCAATACGATCCTTACGGCTAAGATTTCTATTGCCGATAAAGATTTGAGCAATTGCCTTGTGCTGTGCCTGTAGGAACTGAGCAGCTACAGAGAACATGTTCTCATTGTACGCCAATTCACCAGCCTTGTTCATGTTCAATGTCAAATCACGAACACGAGCATGTAGCTGTGCCAAGCTTTCAGCATTAATTGGCTTTCCACTCTTCTTAAGCAAATCATATTCATTAAGCCATACAGACCTCATGAGCATGTTTTCACCAGCTTCGAAGCCAACCTTCTGAGCAATATCCAAAGGCTTACCAACGAGGCTTTTAGCTTTCTGCATAGGCCCACGATTAACAAGCTGCGTCAAATCATCACGAATGAGCGAGTGAGCAGAGACAGCAGAACTAATGCCACTCTTACGATAGGCATCAGCCATTTGCATAGCTTCCTCAGATGTAAAGCCTGTCAACTTAGAGCCGTAAGCTTTCATAAAGCTTTCTACGTCACCACCACGATCAATATAGCTTGTCAGCATCATCTGCATTGGCATCTTAGCTATAAACTTAGGATTGGTGGACAGGATTACAGGCAAAGCCTGAGAAGCCTGAACAACAACCTGACGCAGGGGATTAGCAGCAAGCAAGAGGCGGAAAGCCTTCTTACGAGCATAAGCCGTAGGACTTACATCCTCACCAGCCCTAGCACCACGTTCCAACCAAGTGAAGCCCTTCTTACCACTCGTCTCAGCAATAGCCTTGAAGAAGTTTTTAGAGGCGTCATCAAGCAGATTAACAAACCCATTCTCCATCTGGTCGATATAACGATAGGTGGAGACAGCATCATAGTAGTCAGACATATCTTCACCCAGAGAAGGCTTCTTCAACTGAGTGACATCATCAGGCCAGATACGAGCATGAGTGTTAGGATCAATCGGGAGATAATCCTTATACTGTGTAGTATATCGTTTCTTGGCTGTATCCAAATACTCCTTCATGTTGATACGATTGGCAATCGACTTAATAGACCTAACCATACTTTCTTCCGGCGTAGCAATATGTCGGAAGCCAAGGTCTGTAGGACGATCACTCACATCAGCAAGCATTTCACCACGAGTACGCTGTGCAGTGCGGCCAGTATTTACACGAGCGTTCCAGAGAAGCTCTTCAAGTTCTTCGCCAACTCGGTCAGAACGCATAGAGTAGACACCATCGGGGTCAGCTGCTCGTAGGCGTTCCATATGAGCCTCTGCATCCTTAATAGTTTCTGAGGTGGCAATAGCACGGGTATATGTAGAACCATCTGCATTTTTCACCTCCTTCGTAATGAACACAGGGTTCTTATAGTAAATAGTGAAGTGACTATCTCTATAACGAAGGAGCTTATCAGTGTCTCTTAGCGCACGAGTGTAGGCTGCACTATTCTGTTTAACAATTACGTAAGGAATAGACTGTTCACCAACCACTACAGGGGTACGAGCCATGGCGATAGTACCACCATTCTTGTAAAGCTCTGTACGTTCCTTGCTAGTGATTGCCCGGATCATACCCATCTCTGGATCATAAACCTTAGTCACCTTCATATTCCCAACAGTGGAATTAGAAATAGGCTTTACAAGGAAGCTATCCTGACCATCAGCAGTTTGGAGCATTTCAAATCCCTTACGCTTAGACTGGCGTACAAGATCGACATTCTCCAAGACATACAATGTATCTTGAACATTCTTAAACTTACGATAAGTAGAAAGCATTTCAGTGGTCCAGCCATCAGCCCTGAGCTTTGCTGGATCAAACTTCAAACTATCATGGTTAGCCTGTAGGATATAATTATCAATTAGCTTCTGTTGATGCTTTTCAAGTCCCTTATATTCTGTGGCATAGTCATTAGCAATCTTAATCATACTATCTACAGATCGAGCCGTCTGATCCACTGTAACAGAAGCTGCACGAGTGAGTAGAGGATCAATATACGACTGAGAAGGGATGAGGTGTTGCGTAATACTACCACTCTTCCCCTTAGTATAGATAGGGAGACGATCAAAGATGTTTAGCGGAATGCCGAGGAAGCTACCTTTAGCATCTGTAACTGACCATGCGATTGTGTCGCTAGGGTCATAAGGAGTAGTGTGGTTAATAGCAACAACGTAGTTTCCTTTCAGATTAGCTTCTTTACTATTAGGGTCAATAGGTTTATAATTACCATCTTTACCACGCTTCATCAGCGTGATCTCTTCGTCCAGAATACCATACTTACGTGTAGCAAGTTTTACCTGGTTGATGGCATCTTTAGCTTTAGCAAAACCACCTTCCGGCGGAGCAAACACTGTACGTACACTCACCCCCTCATCAACAGCCTTAATCGTAGTCATTTCTTTACGAGCTACAAGGCCAGTGACATCTGGATTAGTGAAGTCGTTAATTACATTAGCAAGCTTAGACTCTTTCTCAGCTTTTGAGAACTGAATAGAACCATTACCACCAGTCACTTCCTTGACAATATCATAATCTGGATCGAACTGATCGTCATCTACTAGAGGCTTATAACGCACACTATCATCTACGTGACCAATCTCAGGGCCTACGTTATTGACAATAGCATCCTCACGAGAGGTGCCGTACACAATCTGCGCAAGCTGGCCAGTTGTATCATCAGCTACAGCCTTAATCATCTTGTTAGCACTAGCACCATTAGTGGCAGCAATGCTTTCACCAAGAGCCGTAGGAACACGCTTCTGGAATCTAGCTGCGTTAGCAGCAGACTTCAATCCACCCCTAATACCACGAATAGTGGCACCTACACCAATAGCATCGAGCAGAGACGAAGCGTCATCAATAACACGATCAGCAGTAGTGTAATGTCCTTCAACAAGAAAGTCACGGAGATTGTTCATAAGGATGAGGGAGTTCTTAGCTCCAGTAATACTACCTTCGGAAGCCAGAACCATATCACGGATCGACTGAGCCATCTGTAGGCGGTTCTCAATAGGAACCTTAGCCAGTGTAGCCCTAATCTCTTCCTTGCTCTCACCGAGCAACGTCAGGGATTTAAATACACCTGTAGCAACACTGTTGGCATCACCCTCGTTAATAGCCTTACGCAGATCAACATTAACCTTTGCAGCAGCAGCACCTTCCATGAAGGGCACAACAATTTCTACAAAGTTCTTAGCAGCTTCGAGCATATTAGGGTTGTTCTCTACCTCTGCCTCGTTAACCATTTTCTGAATTTCGTTATTGTACTGATTTACCTGAGCGAGATACGGAGCCAAATCCCAACGTGTATCATCTGCTTCAACATTGTCAGATAGCCCCTCTTTCTCAAGCTGGTTAATCTGTACAAGCTCTTCCGGTGAACGTTCCTTAGTGGGCTGTACAACACCTGTACGCCACAGAGAAGCATATTCCACCTTCTTATCAATTGGAATGGTGTCATCAGCAAGAACTTCACCCATCTGGGCGATAGAGAGATCATTCTCACGAGTATTAGCGTCACCAATAATCTTATCAGCAGTGGGGGAGCCAGTGTTACCAGCCAGCTCTCCCATAACCTGATTGTATGTATCGACTACACTATCTGGCTCTACTAGCGCAGCGGCGTGAGCAGCCATACTATTAGCTGTGCTTCGATTATTAATAGGCATGTCAGTTGGGATTGGTGCAGACACCAAATCGTCCAACGTCGTACCACTTCCCTGTTCCAGTAGACTATCAAGATTAATCGACATACTTATTTCCTGTTATTATTGAAACCCACCAAGAGCGCTCTTGAACATATCACCAAAAGCACCCCACTGAGCAGCCTTAAAATCATAATCAGCGGCTCGCTGGTTCCTTGTATTAATTCCTTGTGCAGCCAATGACTGCTGTTGAGACTGAGCCACATTAGAACTGAGGTTAGTCCCAACGACACCAACAGCGCCTTGAGTTCCCGACCCTCCGATACCTAGACCTGCGTTCTCACTCTGTTGTAGGATCATAGCCCTTCGGATACGAGCCTCTCGTGCAGCCTTACGACGGCTTGCAGCCGCCTCATTCTTTTGATTAGCAGAAGCAATGTCGTTAGCTTCTTTACGTTCCCTACTAGCCTTCCGAGCGGCAGAGTAAGACATAACACCAGTGGCAACAGAGGCTGCTGCTACTACTGCGCCAATAATTACTTCAATTCCCATTTTAACACCCTATATTCTTTGTCATCCCAAATCATAGGCCCAATATCTTCATAACCCTTAAACATGGAATAAAATTTGGGAGTGGCTGAATATGAATGAATTTTACTATATCCAGCCTTCTTAATTTTATCTTTTAGAATTTTAAACTCGTGCCTAAGCTCTTTAATAGTGCTAGGCACAAGCTCTGTTTTAAGCTCTACATGAACAAATAAAACTTTCTGGTCTTGTTTCTTACACTCTTCCAGCCTCACTTTATATCGTTCATTTTCCATATACACTTTGCGTTTAACGTTATTAGACATTACCATTAGCTGCCAGAATCATTGACCACCCATAAATGTGCATTTCCTTACCCGGACTTGATGTGAACTTTAGCGCCAATGCCCTGCCCCTACCTCTAAGCTTATTCTTAGTGACAATGGTTTCATGGCCCGTGTCAAATTCATCATTTACATCGACAGGAAAATACAATCTCTTATATCTATAGGCTTGGAATGGCGATCCCCATTTATTAGAATTGGCCGTATTTGTCCAATCCCAAACACTTTGAATAGTACAAGATGACTGGTTTACAGGGACAAAATCCCCGTTTACATCTGTAGTAAATCCATCCTCTGTACGCCTCATATGTACGTATAGGTACGGGACTTGTTTATACCTCATGTTATCACCACCACTAGCTGTACCAGTGATTAGTGTGGCAGGGGCATCAACACCAACACCATTAACACTCTTCCAATCAAGAAACTTAGTGTCTGTAGCTGCGGCAAAAGTGTATTGCAATGGAGATAGCTGAGTGACGACAATATACCCTATTTCGAACAACGACTCAGAACTAGATCGTATAGATGTTGTAACTGTAACATCTGCTCCAGACACTGTAACCTTAACTCCACTTACTGTTACATCATTAACAACCGTCTCCACTTTAAATGGATTGGTATTAAATACGCCAGTGATAATTGGAACAGTGTCTCCATTCAATTGGCTAATATGTCGTTCATAGAAGGCATTCAGATTAATATCAAATACTAGTTCTTTTTGCTGTTTGATGTTGTATAGGCTGTTCTGATAAAGCCAACGAATCTTACGCTGGTATCTATCATAAACAGCTACACAACCTTCTTTATCTTCCGTATCAATGGTATTGTAAAATTTTTGAATGCGACCTTGTGTCTGATTTTCAGAAGACCAATCACCAAACTCATTTTGCTTGAGCCAATAAATACCGTCATCAGACCAGTACATCAGAGTATTTTCTACTTCAACAACTGTGCCAGAACCACGAATTCCTTTATCGGTAACTTTCTCCACCACATAGTTGGTAGCACTAAACCCACTGTCATTGCCACCAAAGATACGCCAGAAACCATTCGCGCCACCTACAAAAAGACTTTTACCAAGATTAACAAAGGCTGAAATACCATAGGCATTATTCAGACGAATATAGCCACCATCTGTGTCTACAATATCAGGGCTTTCATCAGTGGTTGGATCTCCCTCTTGATAGCATTGAGCAATCATCGATGGATCAACTACAAGCTGAGAAAAACAAATGTAAGAAGCTAGATTTGGTGACTTACTGTCACCTCCGGTAATTTCCCCACTAAAGCCACCATACCACACTCGACCTGCAAACTCCCCAACTATCGAAGCCCCACCTGATGTACTGTCTGTAGGTAGTGTAGTGGTTAGCAATGTCAGTTCAGGATAGCGCGTTTGGCTTTTAGCAACTTCGGAGAGCCTACTAGCCCCACGATTGAGGATATCAATAATGTAATGTCCTTGAGCTGTCTGTGATGTGCCCAAAGGATTCTTGACACTATCTTTAGAAAAATAACGTCTTGAAACCCTGTCATCACCATCATTTGCATCAGCATAAAGAAATGCCGTTACATTATCTGAATTAGACGGATATTTAATATTTCCCTTGATGGAAGAATGAGAATTACTAAAAGCTACAATTGGATCAAGCAATGCTTCTGCGTTATTATTTATTCTAGGGATAGCAAACCCCTGATTACGCAAATTATAAAGATGTGCTTGTGTGAGTGTTGGTGGACGCGTTTGAATCCCAGAGCCGGTAGTTAAATCCTCACCACCAGATATATCTTCAACACCAAAGAAGTCTCTAACTTTAATGGAGCTAGTTGTACTAGAAATTACTCCACTTTTATAGGTGACAATAGTGATAATGTTAACACCATTGGCAATTACAAGATTTCCATCTACAGACGTAAAACTAAATCTCTTATTATACAAGGAGATTGGGAATGATAGTGTATAAATTAAGTTGCCAGAGATACTAGAACCATCCAAATCAAAGAACTTAACTTGATTACCAAACTGAACGCAGAGAATTACTTTATCAGGATCACCAGAGATATTCTCCCAACGGAACTGATTAAAACCAATAGGCTGCGTATCTGCACCAGTTATTCCAGTGGAGATGGTGGAATATCCAGCCTCTAGATCAATACCAAGGGCACGTTTACGAGAGCCATCAATATTCAAATCCATATTAACATCGAGTAGGGACGTATTCTCAGGAAAAGTAAGGGGGGAAGCATCGCTTACAAAACCCCCTACAAATTTGTTAATCTCCGCTGTTGCTTTCGTCTGCGCCATGTTCCTTTACCTCTCGTGGAGTTAGCTTCACCTTCTTAATAGGCTCAGGCTTATTGTCTCGTTCTTCTTTTACAAGAATGTATTGGTCAATGGCGTACATAGCCTCTTGAGCCTTCGTGAAAGAACCCACAAGGCATTGAGGAATGGTGCCACCTCTACCGGGGTATTTAATCACCTTCATGCCGAAGGTGCCATCACCCTCAATAACGTAGCCTTTGTATTCCATTATTTACTTCTTCTTTTTAAGATTTTTATTTGGGCCACGCTTAGGAGAAGCCTGAGCCTCGTTCTTTCTTACGGATGCATTAGAGTATCCAGCATTGTATTTGGTAGCTTCACTAGGCTTAGAAGTAACAGGAGCCATCAATGTCCTAGTATTTCCATCCCTGTCAGTTACTCTACGAGTTGTCCATTTACCTTTTGAACCGTCGTAAGTTCCTACATAGTCTTTCTTAGTAGTATTCTTTGTATTACGGGTTTTAGGTCCAGCCATTATTTTATCCTTTATCCTGTTTAAATGTTGGATCACGATGGTAGCCACCACGACCTTTACCAAATCTTATAAATTTAATTCCACCATTGACACGCCAATCTTTACGGGAGAGCCATTGGTTCTGTCTCTTACTTTCCTGTTCAGCCTTTTGATCCGGCTTCTGAGCAATCCTATAAGCAGCTTTGCTCTTCGCCTCTTCAATAAGAAAGCTAAAAGCTTCTTCTGGGAGATCAGGAATGTAATCATCAGACATTACAAACTCTGGTGTTACATAAGCTCGTACCTGAATCTTACTAGTCTGTAAGGTTGTGTCTACAGAACTGTCATAACTATCAAATACAATGGTGCTATCATCAAAGCTAGTGAAATAGTCAGGGGCTTTGTTGTTCTGAATTATGTAAACCTGAACGCCATCATTGACAACGTCAATTGTCGTGCTATCTGTATTACGACCATAAAATACACGAAGCATGTCATCAGGCTCAATGTATTTGATTTGTTCGTATCGAATTCTCGTGTCACCAAACTTAGCTTTGTTGTAATAAACTGAAATAAGCTCTTTGATGTTTTCATCAAATGTCATAATGTTTGGCTTGGTGTTATCACCAGAAGAATTCATTCTAACAAGCTTAGCCGTATGTGGCCAATTCCTATTAGACATAATAGCTTCATATGTACTCTTAACAATTTGAGCAATTTGTGTTGCTTCTGTAGTATCACTGATACTATTGATTTCATCAGTGTCAATATCAGAAGCAATGTCTTGCACAATCTCAAGCAATGTCTTTTTCATATTAGCCTCGCTTGATTACGCCCAGAGAAAACTCATTAACCAAAACTGTTGCACCAGTCGTGTCAGCCTTGGCCTTGATACGGGCAGGATAATCCTTGAGGTTATTATCAAAAAGGGGAATAATCCTCTGACCAGTAATTCTGACAGTGGAAGCTGTTTTAATGTTCAACTGTGTCTGCACAGGGATAGTCACAATCGTACCCCCAATACCAAGCTCAAGATCAATGTCCAATGCTGTATTAGATGTAGTGGTAGTGACGTTCACATCAAAATAGAAAATCATTACATCGCCAAGGACAAAGCTTGACAAATCAAACCTATTGTTTACGTTATCCCAAACAGAGCTTACGCCAGAGATACCATAAGTGGAAAGATACACACCTGCGTTATTAACTAGCGTATAATAAGTTCCAGCAGTTGTTAGAGCCACTGGAGTGAGGTTGGTATTACCAATCCTATAAGAGCCTACTTTAACATTGCTGTAAACTGTTGGATTTTGGAACGTCGCTGTGCCCGATCCTGTAGCTGTAAGAACTTGTCCAGCCGATGCTGTAGAAGCCCCCTTAGTCTCATGGATATTCGGGTCTGTTATATCTTTATGTTCTGGCACTCTAGCCTCCTTCACATAATAAAAAAGGGGGAGAGGGAAATCAATCCCAATCCCCCTATTTCAATTAGGCTTTCTTGTATTCGATAAGAATATCAACTCGACCTACAGACGTTACCGTAGGAGACGTACCACCAAGAGCTACACCAACATCGGCAGCAGTGGCAATTGGGTTAGCCCACGTACCATTTCGGGTAAGTGCATAAGTACCAATAGCCTGTGCCTGAGCCTGAGTAAGAGTGATGCCGTTGGTTACTTCCGAGCCTTCTGTACCAAGGTTGATGGTAGGAGAAGTACCACCAAGAGCAAAGGCTTCCTTAACCTGAGCGATTGCCTGAACAATCACTGCACCTACCGGAAGCTTAAGAGCACGAAGGAAAGCATCGTTAGTAGCAACATCACGCTGTAGCTGACGACCGGTAAGAGTAAGCGTTACCTGCGTAGTGCCATCCGTAGATTCGTTCACACCAATCTGTTCATGCAGGAACTGCTGACCAAATCGATTGTGTACGTTTTCGACAACGTTACCACCCGAACCGGAGGCAACACCATTGCCGAACTTAGAAAATTCATAAGGCATATGTATCCCTTTCCTTACTTAATGTTGGTCTGGTGCGTGTAGAGAACACCAAGGGTATCCATACGCTGTACACCCCAACCGAAACGGCAACGGGTGACATATTCGTCACGAGCGCGGTCCTTGTTGCGTTCACCCTCAACCTTAGGCATACGACGCCATGCGAACATCAGAGGCTTGGTCTGATCATCTGCAAGGCAGAAGAACAGGTTAGCACGAGCGTTAGCAAGCGTGGTCGTACCATCGTTAGCAGAGGCAACAACCGGGAGGCGGTTAGACAGGACAATATCCCAACCATACAGCGAACCGACAATACGCATACCGCGAGCCATACCATTACGGAGGACATCTACTGCAAACTGCGTTACATCGGAGGTGATGGTTACAAGACCATTGAGCGTTGCTTCAACAACCGGGTCAGCAACAAACACACGACCTTCTGCAGGAACGTTGGCCTTATCGAATGCGAGACGCATACGGATCAGGTGTTCAAGCTGGAAGAGGCCATTAGCCTGTGCGGAAACGATCTTATGAGCAAAGCCGTTTACATTATACGGGCCAGAGGTGCCATCATAGACAGCAGCAGCAGTGGCGAGCATTCGAGTTTCAATATGTTCCTGAATAGCACGAGTGCTTTCAGCAGAACGTTCTGCCATCAGGCGGTCAATATCCGTACCATCTTCGCGAAGGTCATCCGTGACATACCAAGCATCACCAACGTAATCGGTGATTACAAACGTGATTTCACCGCTCTCGATCGGAGAGTAGGTCAGAGGCGTATCTTCGGCTGCATCCTGAATGGTGACAGTACCGATGGTCTTAATATGGAGGGTCGTACCCGAACCAAAGTCGCCTACGTTTCGGTAGAACACTTCGCCGAGAAGACCATCATGGAGGTTCATCAGAATAAAATCAGAATAAACTTCTGCTTCAATGAACGCCCGAGTATTAGTAGTAAGTTGCATTTTTGTTTCCTATTAAACTTCTACGTTATGACGTTTATAAACTCGTTCCCTAACCTTGCTCATATAATCTTTCTGATCCCTGCTTGTAGCACCAAGAAGTAGTGACTTAGTGGGACGTTCAAGTTCAGGCTCAACAGATTGACGTGGCAGGTTGAAGGAAGAGGTGACTGGAGTGGAGGTGGACTTCTTATCACCAAAAAGCGCCAGCACCATAGCTGGAGACTTCTTAGCAAGCTCACCAAGGTCTTCGGGAGTAGAGCCAAGTTCGACAGCTTTAGCTGCAAGAACTTCACGAGCCTTGTCCCCGAATTTTTGTTTCAGACTGTTATTAACCTCGGCTAGGTTCTTCTGCTGTTGTGCTTTTGAATTAACAGCTTCAAGTTCCTTACGCACGAGATCAGCAACTGCATTCGCATCCAATCCACTCGCCGGAGGGGTCTTCTCCACGGGCTTCTCTTCATTATTCGCAGTTAGCTTAGCCAAGACTTCTTCGATGCTCTGCTGTTTAGCTGCCTGTTCTCGGAGTTGCTTGAGTTCTTCTTCTACGGTTTTCTTTTCGTTAAGAAGCTGTGGGATGAATGCCTGAGAATTGGCAAGGGCTTTAAGAGCGTCTGCGACAGTCTTGTAC